TCTGCGCCGCCGCCCGAGAGTACCTGGCCGGACGTGGCATCGGTCCCCGGCTGGCGGAGGAGGCGGGGATCGGGTTCGTCCCCGACTGGATGCGGGTGGTCGTGCCCATCTACGGGGTGGCCGGGCTCCGGGGCTGGGTGGCCCGCTCCATCGTGCCGACCGAGCGGACGTACCTGTACCCCAAGGGCTTCTCCAGGGCGGACACGCTCTACAACGAGGCGTGCCTGGACGTGGAGTCTGCCGAGCCTGCGCTGGTCGTGGAGGGTGTCTTCGACGCGCTCGCCTGGTGGCCCAGAAGCGTCGCCGTGTTGGGTAAGCCCTCCGATTGGCAGGTGGCTCGACTCTCCGCTGCTCGTCGCCCCATCGCTGTGTGCCTGGACGGCGACGCCTGGCGGGAGGGATGGGCGCTGGCGATGCAGCTACGGCTGAACGGGCAGAGCGCCGGGTGCATCCGGCTCCCTCCGGGGCTCGACCCGGACGAAGTTGACGGGCTCGCAGAAGCGGCCCTGGAGTGCCTAACCCAAGAGATCGTGGAGGTGTGACCGTGAAGCAGAACAAGCCGTTCGTGGACCAGGTGACGTTGTGTGAGCAGGACGACGGGTGGAGCGTGGAGGCGAGGGTCTCCCGGCTGACGCTGGGACAGGCCCTGGCGCTCCAGGCGTACCTCCTCGCCATCCCGGAGGCGCCCGACCAGGAGAACAAGCCCCGCGTTGCCAAGCGTGAGCCCAACCTCCGCACGATGGTGGAGGAGGCCCGGCGGGAGGACGCGCCGCCCACTCCGGCTCCGTCGGTGGTGCTCGACCCGGCTCGACCGCCTTCTGGGCGCACCGCCGCCCAGGTGGACGCCGAGGTGGCCGAGGAGCGTGTGGGGTGGACCCCCGAGCCACCGGCCAAGAAGCCCCTGGTGACCGCCGGGGACACCGCCGACACGGAGTTGGTGATGCGCCTCGTAGACGCCCCCAAGCTGCGGGACGTGCTCCTTCGCATGAGCGAAGCGGGCATTCACGGGACGGATGCGCTGGTCACGACGGCGACCCGCATCAAGGACCGGGTGCCGGTGCTCTCTCGCATCGGTGACCTCCGCGAGCGCATCTCCCGCGCCGCCGAGGTGATCGGGGTGGCGGGGTGAGACGCCTCCCGCTCTACACGGACGACCCCAGGCTGGCCCCGGTCGCGACCACGCCGGGGCTGGCGCTGGACTCGTCGTGCCGACGGTGCGTGCTCCATGACGGGGCCCGCACGGTGTGTCTCCCGGCCGAGGGGGAGCCGGGTGGCCTGTTGGTCGTGCTCGACTCCCCGAGCCGGGAGGAGGACGCCGCTGGACGCCCTGCCATCGGGCGGGCGGGTGCTCTCGTTCGCAAGCTCGTGGCGAAGCACTGGGGGTCCGGGCCGGTAGCCATCGACACGGGTGTCCGGTGCGCCCCCGGCGGCGCGAAGCCTGGCCCCGATGAGATCGAAGCGTGCCGCCCCTACCTGGCACAGACTTTCGCCGAGGTGGCCCCCAAGCGGGTGCTCGTGTTCGGGTCCACGGCGGCGTTCGCCGTGCTGGGCCGCTCCCCGCCGCCCCTCTCGGTGCGTCGCGGGTACGGCTGGGCATCCCCCGGCGTGCCCGTGTTTTTCATGCCTCACCCGGTGGTCGCCCTCCGCAACCGCATCCACGGCGCCCGGTTCGCCGAGGACATGGAGTGGGCTCTCACGGTGAATCCGGCCACCCTGCTGGCCCCGAGCGCCACCGAGGAGTTCTACGAGGTGGAGCACGGAGCGGACGGCATGTTCGCCGAGCTACAGCTTCGAGAGCACCGCCAAGCGGGCGGATGGGTGGCGTTCGACACCGAGACGGCGGGTGTGATGTTCGACCCCTCGTTTCGCCTCCTGGCGGTGTCCATGTGCGCTTCGGGCTCCGATGCGGTGTACACCTGGGGCCCCGCTGCTCTCGCTGACCGTGGGGCGCGGCTGGCGCTGGAAGCCCTCCTCACGGACCCCAAGCTCCCCAAGGTCGGCCAGAACCTCAAGTACGACGTTCACGCCGTGTCTCTGGGGCTGGGCATTCAGCCCGAGGCGTGCGTCGGAGACACCCGCCTCTGGCGCAAGCTGCGGGAGTCCAACGCCCTGGCGGGCCTGGAGTACCAGGCCGAGCTTGTGGGGATGGGTGGGCACAAGGACGAGGCGTATGCCCACGTCGAGGCTGCGTGCGCGACGATCCGCAAGGCGAGGCTCGCCTACCGCAAGAAAGGCATCGAGCCCCCGCTGGACCTCCGCGCCGCCGTCATCGACTTCCCCGACTCCCGGCCGGAGCAGTGGGCCTACACGATGGTCCCCCGAGACGTGCTCCTGCGGTACAACGCCCGAGACGCGCAGAGCACCGCCAAGCTGGCGAGGAGTCTGGCTCCCCAGGTGATGGCGGACAGGGGCCTGGCGAACGTGTGGACAGGCGTGCTCCAGGGCGCCACCGATGGCATCCAACAGGTCGAGGCGTGGGGCATCGCCGTGGACCGGGAGGGGCTGGAGCGGTTTGGGGCACACCTCCAAGCCGAGAAGGCGGCGGCCCTCGCCACGTTCGCCCAGTACCCCGACTTCAACCCCGACAGCACACACTCGGTGCGGAAGCTCCTCTACGAGACGCTCAACCTCCCGGCGGTTCGCGAGACGCCCAAAGGGGCCCCGAGCACGGACGAGGCGACCCTGAGCATCCTCTCCATGAGGCACCCCGGCTCCAAGGTGCTGCGCTCCCTCATGTCGTACCGGAAGGTCGCCAAGATGCTGGGCACCTACTACGAGGGGATGCGCGGGTTCGTCCGTGCCGACGGGCGCATTCACCCCTCCCTCAAGATCGACGGAGCGGCCACGGGCCGCCTGTCGTGTTCGGAGCCCAACCTCCAGAACATCCCTCGGGTGAGCGAAGGGGATTGGGGCGGGTATCCCCGAGCGGTGTTCGTTGCTCCTCCCGGCTACGAGCTTCTCCAGGCGGACTACTCGCAGTTGGAGCTACGGGTGGCGGCGATGCTGTCCGGGGACGAGGCCATGAAGGCCATCTTCAGGGAGGGCGTGGACTACCACCAACGCACGGCGGAGTTGATCGCCCCTATCGCCTGGCGCATCAAGCCCGAGCAAGTGACCAAGGAACACCGCGCACAGGCCAAGACGGTCAACTTCGGGGTGCTCTACGGCATGACCGCTCCGGCCCTGGCCGCTCGGATGGGGTGCTCCCGAGCGCAGGCGGAGGCGGTGGTGGAGGCCATCTTCGGCAAGTTCAAGCGACTGCACGCCTGGACGCGGGAGTGCCTGGCGCACGCGCGGAAGCACGGGGAGGCGCGCACCCTCTGGGCGGGTGGGCTGGCCCGGCGTCGGGACCTCTCCGACATAGGCGAGGCGGACGAGGCCAAGCGCAGCACGGCGGAAAACTCGTCGTGGAACACCCCGGTTCAGGGCACCGCCAGCGACTTCTGCCTCGCCTCGGTGGTGGAGGTGGTGCGGTGGCTCCGGGATGACGTGGTGCCCGCCAAGCTGGTGCTGACCGTCCATGACTCCCTGCTCCTGGAGGTCCGCTCGGACGCTTTCGAGGAGGTGGCTGGTCAGGTGCGCCGCATCATGCGATCCTGGTACTCCTGGGACGTGCCCCTGGAGGTGGACCTTGAGCGGGGTCCCACCTGGGGCGCCCTCCAGAAGTGGGAGGAGCCTGTCAGGGCTTCTCTGCGTGCGCTGGGGGCTGACCCCAATCAGGCGGACCTCGCCTAACTCAATCGACGGAGGTGGATCATGGCTGGTGTGAAGGGAACGACGCGGCGTGTGGAGGCGGTGCGGCCGCTCGGCAAGGACGAGCGAGGCAAGCCCACCCATGTGGTGCGCTTGGTGGACGACACCTACGACTACGCCGCTACGGTGGCGGAGGAGAAGGGGCTCGCCACGGTGACGGACGCGCTCGACTACCTCGTCCGGTACGCCAAGGCGCGGCGGGACACCCTCACCCGCAACGAGGCCAAGCAGGCGCCCAAGGCCAAGGCGAAGCCCAAGGCGAAGGCCAAGGCGAAGGCCAAGGCGGCGGAGGCGGCGGCGTGAGGTCCCCGGACGACCGAGACCCGGAGGAGTACCTCCGCGAGTGCATCACGCTGGACGACTTCGCCCTGGACGAGGAGTTCGTGCGGATGCCCGCAGACATGGCGTACTGGAACGGCCAGTATGCCGACGCGCTGCGTGGGTACATGCTGGCGAAGCTGGCGCACGACCGGAACGCCGCTCGCTTGCACCTCCGGGTCAAGGCGTCCAACGAGGAGGGCGGCGGCAAGAAGGCCACCGTCGGAGACCTGGAGGCGATGGTCCTCACTGACGACAGCTACCAGGAGACGGCGCTGGCCCTCCTGGAGGCGGACGTGGAGCGGGTCAGGCTGCGGGGCGTGTGCGACGCCATCGCGACGAAGCGGGACATGCTCCAGTCCCTCGGTGCCAAGCTCCGCGCCGAGATGGCGGGCGACCCGATGGTCCGCCGGGAGCACTCAGAGCGACGGTCGAGGGGATAGGCCCTCGATCACCTAAACAGGCAAGCAGGAGAACGAACATGAGCAATCTAGTGAAGTGGGGCACTTACGACGCAGGTGCGGCCAAGCAAGAGAAGGAGGACCTGGCGAAGGAAGGCGGCGGCGCCTTCATGAAGCTGGCGGTGGGCAAGAACGTCGTGCGGATCCTCCCGCCTGCCCCCGGCCGGACCACGCCCTTCCAGGTGGTGCATCAGCACTTCGTCCGCCTCCCCACCGCCCCGGACCCGGTGGTGTTCGTGTGCCCCCGGATGACGGTCAAGCAGCCGTGCCCCGTGTGCGCCCAGGCGGACAAGCTCCGGGCGACCGGCAACCAGGCCGACCGGGACAAGGCGTGGGAGTTGACGCCCCGCCGCCGGGTGTTCTGCGCCGTCATCGACCGTGAGGCCCCCGAGTTGGGTCCGCGCGTGCTGGCGTTCGGCAAGCAGATCCACGAGGAGCTTGTCAGCCTCCGCGACGACGAGGACAGCGGCGGCGACTTCACCCACCCTGTGAACGGGTACGACATCATCATCGAGCGGAAGGGCTCCGGGAAGAACGACACGGAGTACAAGGTCCGCCGGGCCAAGAACGAGACCCCGCTCTCGCCCGACGCGGCGGAGATGGCCGAGTGGGCGGAGGCCCTGCCGGACCTGGCGCAGTTCACCCGTGTGAAGGCCCTCACGGAGATCCTGGAGATGCTCGGCATCGACCCGGACGCCGTGCCGGAGCGCAAGCCCGCTGCGACGAACAAGGCTACCCGCCAGCGCAAGGCCGCTCAGACCGACGGCGGAGACGATGACCTCCCCTACTGACCGCACCGAGGCCCACGCCCTCATCTCGGGGGTGTGGGCCGCCCTCTCTGCCGCCGGGCTCTCCAAGCACTTCGACGTGCATCCGATGGCAGACCGCCCCGCCTCCTTCCGCAAGCACATGACGGGCAAGGTCGCCCTGGTCCACCGGGGCGTGCCGTTCGCCGACGCCGGAGCGGACACCGTGGAGCAGGCCCTGTCGGGCGCTCGGCTCATCCGGGGGCAGTGGTGAGCCTCTCGGTCATCGCGGACGTTCACCTCGCGAACCATGCCCGCTTCGGCGGGCTGGTTCGTCGGGGGGTGAACCAGCGAGCGCAGCACATCCTGGACGTGCTCGACGCGGCAGTCCTCGCCGCGCCTCCCGGCGACCTGTTCGTGCTGGGCGACCTGTTCGACGTGGCGAAGCCCGAGCCCTCTCTCATCGCCGCTGCTCAAGCGATCTTCAGTCAGCGGTCGGACCTGACCGTGCGCCTGCTCGTCGGGAACCACGACCAGACCTCCGAGTCGCCAGGAAACCACGCGATGGCGCCCCTGGCTCCCGTCGCAGAGGTCTACGAGGTGCCGACCTACCTGCACCCCGACAAGGAGCGACCCGCCGTGCTGGTGGTGCCGTTCGCGGCGCCGATGGCCCCCGCCCTGGACGAGGCGGTGCTCACCCACGCCCACTTGTTGAAGGAACGCCCGTGGGTGCTCCTGGGGCACTGGGGCATCGCCGCCGACGACTCCCCGGCCTACCTGCGGGATGGCCGGGACGTGGTGACC